CTTTAGGAGATCCATCTTTTCCTATTTGAAGAAACATTTACATCCCTCCTTCAAAAGGGGTCAGTGAATAGATAGTCTTCTTAGGTTGCCGCTTGCGTGGCTGTTCTACTTCAGGAACCCTTGTGTCCTTAAAAGTATTTTCAACCTGCTTGAGAAAACGCTTAGCAGTTTCATCAAACATGCCAAACGCCATCTCTAGCGGCTGTGATGCCTTACTTGCCATTAACTAACCCCTTGCCCCCGGAGAGATATCTGCTCCGGGTACTCTTACCATGCCGCTCCGAGGTCCTGCAATTGCTGCACCAATCTGATTCATCTCATCCAGTGACCCCGGCATTACCGGCCTGACACTCGGGGCAATACGAGCAGCCTCACCAGACAATGTCCGCTGTGGCTGGTTCACACCGGAGAAGTTGCCCATGTTAGGCAGCTGCTGGGCTCCCTGAGTGTTCAAAATGCGCTGGGCTATATCCTGGGGCGTCTCGCCTTGGTTCTGAGCCCCTGCGGCCTCCAGAATGTTCTGGATGGTCGGAATGCGAGAAGCCGCTGCAGCCTGTAGCTGCTCCTGAATCTGCGGTGACTTGAGGAACGCCTCTTCAAGAATCTTGGCGCGTACCTCCAGCGGGTTGCTGACGCCACCCTTACGCAAAGCAGTGTCGAGGTCGACGTAACCCGCACGCCACAGATTGGCCCACAGGTTCAACCGACGCTCCTGCTCTTCAGGACTGACCGAGTTAATACGGACAATGTTGACGTAGTGCCCGTTGATGTCCGACGGCTTGATGGACGCATCCAGCACGCCAGCCTCGGTCTTGCCAAACACAGTCACGCGGTCCTGAATTACGTCTTCAATGATTCGGAGGATGAGTTCACCCTTGTCCTGCATCCCGCGTTCCATCGCATCCTTGACCGCACCAAAGTTGAGAGATGCGATACCAGCCAGTACAGCAGTGTGATAGCCGCTAGCAGCACCAGAGGGACGTTGACCACGAGCAACAGCAGGGACAGTGTTGGCTTCAATTGCTTCATCCAAAAAGTTCTTAGCAAGGCCGATCTCTGCCGGAGGTCGAGGTGTCTGAGAGACACTGACGTTCACCTGAGGCGGCTTGATGTTCTTCGCCCCGGGCGTGTCGTCCCATGCAGCCTGGACTTCTTCGGTCAGCCCCATCGGGCCAGAGAACTCCAGCGTCGGCCAAGCTGACTTCGCAACAATGTCGATGTAGTGAGATGCCAACTGACTCTGGGCACGCAGCATGTCGAACGAGCCATGCAGCAGGCCCATGTAGATAGTCTCAGGGTTGTTGCCAACCGTCTGCAGGCCCGTCTGGGGCCAGTACATAATCCACGGCAGTCGCCCGTAGCCATGCTTGCGTGGCTCAAGCGCCCACTCGTTGTCTGCCGAGTACGCGACCTGGGAGTGAGTCCAAACTTCTTGGAACGTAACGTACCCACGCTTGAAACGGTTCCACTTCGGGAAGTGGGCCTGCACCCATTCAGCATCAACCTGGTACTCGTAAATCACCCAACGCGGCTGCGTCCCGTTGTTCATGTCCCAGATCAGGGACTGAGGATTTACCGCCACCGACTTAATCGGCCACGAGATGGAACGACGCTCCAGGACTTCGCGCACTTGGTCACGGTAGGTAGAGTCATCCATGCCAAACTCAGGGAAGTCATCCCACTCATTAGCGATGAACTCGACCTTCTCCCAGGCAATCCCATACAACCCAGCGTGCTTGGTCAGTTCCCGACGTACAGGCGTGCGCTGCTCCACCATGTGGTGCGCACCCGTCAGGAACTTCTCAATCGTCTCTGCTCTCGCCTGACCACGAGGGCCAGGAGGAGGAACAGAGATGTCCAAGAACTGCGGGGTGATGTGGGCCACGAGAGTATTGATGACAGACTGGGCAGTCCCCAGTCGAATCATGGTTCCGTTCTGTGGCGCAGAGAAATCGAAGTCGTTCAGGAAAAACTCATCCGCAGTTTCGCAGTGCTGGCGAAACTTGCGGAAAAGTTCATTGCCCTGAGATGCCTTGTCTCTAACCCATGAAAGGGTGATAGCAGGCTCATCAAGGCGGTTGGAAGCCTCAAGAGCAATGGATTCGTCAGAAACACTCAGGTTGTTTCGTAGTGATAGAACCATTTATCCATCATCCCCTTCTTGGGCTGCAATCAGCTCTTGCATCCTTTTTCTCTTCTGTGCCCGCAATCGTTGCAACAACCCAGATGGCCTGAAACCAGCATTAGGCCGAATCGGATTCATTCTCCGAATTGGCCTCATGTACTCCGATGTGTCCAACCCATAACTCGGTGGGTCGCACGCCATCAATGCTAACAACTCTGCATCAACCCAGTCATCATGTTCTCCCGTATCACTGAAGAACACATACCCGCCATTGCCCGCAGGCTTAATGTTGATGTCTTCTAGTTGCCGGATAAGAGTACTCCAATCCGCAGGAAAAGTAACAGTCTCATTTTCAAGTGCAATGTAGTAGTTCTGGAACAACTGGTATTTGCTCTGGGCATTGAACTTGAATGGAGTAACCGGCATACCCGATGAGATCAGATGGTCAAATACCACGTCACCAAGGCCCGTAGAGTCCACGCGGACCTCCGACACGTTCCATCGGTCGATCTCACGCGAGATAGTCTCTATCTGGCTCACCCAGTCACTGCCGCTCATCTCCAGCGAATGGACAGACGCACGAGTCCGTGAGTCTTTGACAATGAACACCGTGTAGTCCTGCTTCTTACCCAAGTCCAGACCGGCAACATACCGCCTGCTCATGTCTGGCTGGTACATCTGCACACCACACGCAGCACCGTCAATCTTCACCCCACGGAAGAATCCACCGCCACCGTCCGGCTGTTTCGCCAGATACATGCGCTCCCAGATGGGCAGTGGCATCGTCTCTTTCTCTTGCTCGATAGCCTCGCGCTGCTTCTCGTTCAAGAAAACGTTGTCAAAGCTGGTAGCGTGGAATGCTTCATATTCGTCGCTGGGATGGTCTTTGACCCAGTTAAACAGTCGTGAGAACCAGTGTGTACGACTAAAAGGCGGAATGCCCTCGATGCAGGCCCTGCCCAGACGACCGGCAGAGTTCAGCATTGGTCGCAACTTATTCCATGCGGCTTCCTTGATATCTTGCGACTCAGTGATCCAGATGAAGTCTGGTCCAGCAGTCTGCAGAGATTCGGGGTCGTCAGCAGATTTAATCTCGATGAAGGCATCTCTGCGTGCCAGACCGGGCGTATCGAAGTGCAGCCAGACGGTACGGTCGTCTTCCTTCCACCCGTCGCCACGGCCACCGCCCTGTCCGGCCTTGCGCTTCACCACCAGGTTAGACGGGATGAACTGTTTCAGCTCGTTCCATGCCTGGCGGGATTGTGCAAAGTTCGGTGCGACAACCCATACATGGATTGGCGGTTCCAGGGTTGATGTCAGATCAAACCCAACCGGCAGTCCAGATGCGTTGGCGATGGTTTCGTCTGCGAGAAACGGAGTTTTAGCCGCCATACCGACGACTTTCATCAACTCCGTCAGCACAGACCGGCCCTTGCCCGCACGACGACCGGCCCAAATCACCTTGATGCGGGCAGGAGACGTATGCATCTTCTGTTGCCACGGTGAAGGCCGGTAGGTGTAGGTAGTGGTCATGCGCTCAAGTCTTCAGCCAGGGTAAAGATAGCCGACTCGCCCTCGTTAGAGTACTGCATCCCCTTCTTACCGGCATCTTCAGCACCCGTATCACGCTGGTGAACCACCGATTCCACTTCCAGCAAGCCCGCCTTCTCAATCAACTTCTGCTCTGGCCCCGACAACTTACCCACTTCACCCTTGATGAAAGCGGCAATGCCACTCTCCATCATGTAGACCTGCATCAGATGCGCCCACTTAACCGTGAACGGCAACGTACCCGACGTTACTTGCCGCTTACCCGTCCGGTATTGGTACCCATTGGACTGGTACTCATCCACAGCAGACACAAAAGACGGCACAGATGCCATCATCTTGCAGATCTTGTCATACTTCCAGCCAAAGTCATCACACATCGACTCCAACGCAGCATCACCAACCCCGTACGCCGGCAAACACACAAAGATCCGTCGCAGATTACGCGACCACTCCGACCACTCCGGGTACGCCAACAATATGTTGTCCCGGAACTTCTCACCCGGAGTCCGCGCTATGTAAGATCTCTTACCCATGCCGACACACCATCCTCTCCAGCAGTTAGTTCTAGCCTCTTAGCATTCTTTACATCTAGCCATGTCTAGCGATATATACCACTATATATATATAGC